CTATAATAAGTGCGAAGTCGGTTCCAGTTTTCGGGTGTTTTAAGATCTTCTCTCAAACAACTCCATCGAAAACTTGCACAACCCCACATAAGAAATTCTCTTAGTGAAGAATCATATTGGGTTTGATCTAAGGCGTATCCTTTTCCGAACACATTCAACTTAGTATACAGTAAATCCCAATTTCCTTTTAATGGTGACATACCAATCACTGAAGAGGTTTTTAAGTGCGATGCATACATCTTTTCATTCATATCAACAAAAAGGCGATTTCCTTGAATCGTTGCATCAACAGCACCGGCCGCAAAAGTTCTAAGAGAATTCTCTTCAATCTTAACTATTGGCCTCAACTCTTCTTTAAGTGAGGAGGAAAAGATACAGGTCCAATCCGGATCTGTGGCGAGACGATTCCAATCATCTTCTAACCACTGTTTGATATGGGGATCACCCTCAAACAAATCACTTTTCGTCTTAAATTCCTCATTAAAAGGACTACCGCAAGTTGAACTCATGTCCAACCGACTGATAGCTTCATCAAGTGTTACTATATTTGCATCTCGCATATAGGGTCCAAAATGCCTTGACATCCAATCATGTGCCTTATTCAAGCAATAAATTTGATCAGGTGGCATATTAATAAATGGTTTTGCGTACTTAGCCAGCGACTTATAAGCAGCTGTTAAATTTGGTTTCGGCAAATCCCATTCCTTTGGAAAACAGATGTTCTCTTTATCATAAAACATCTTCACTTGTGGATCAAAACCCCGTCGATTCTTACAGACGGGAAAACGTTTGCAGCCCCCTACAAACTCAAAGTAGTTATCGTTCAACCACTTCATATGCATTTCTGAACAATATGCATTCGACCAGAAAACCTGGTGACCTCCCTTAAGCACATACCTTTCGGGGTATCGACGCCAAAACTCGGCGTTTCTCTCTGCCAATTTTAGGGGGAGTGGGGGCGCAACTGAAAATCCAACCCTACATGAACATCGGGTTGTGCATCTTTAGCAATGAGGATCATTTCTTCTGTAACGGGTTCAAAACGACCAAAACTTTCACTACTGAGCAAATGTTTTTCAATTCCGTGGGTCCAAAAACCAACTACGAAACCGTTAACATCCAAAACTGGAGAGGTACAATCACCATCTCTAGTTGGGGCATTACACCATCCAAGGGGACTAGCAAAACCAGTAATACTATCTGGTGTGCTTGTTTCTCCATGACCAAATCCAAGAACTGTAACTACAGCTGCATCCTCAAGTTTCTTCAACTTTGAGTTTGGAAATGCGGATCTAACTCCTTGAAAAGGAAAGTAAGCCAAATGCTCACCGAAGACTTTCATGTCACTTGCTTTGAAAACAATAGTTCTGACATGATTCACTGCCAGATATGAAACTGACATGTCCTCCGATAAAGAATGCAATACTACCCACATCTTCGCTCCGATGTGTGTTCCTGTACACAGGTAAGTAGTACGTTCTCCTTCCACACGGTAGAACTTGTAAATCGATCCGGATAAATCACTTACGTTGAAAGATTGTGGTTTTAATTTTTTACCGGGTCCATAGACCTTTTTCATCTCTTCAACATATTTCAAAATTTCATGGGGAGGCGCCGTTATTGGCCGCTTCGACCTACTAATCTTATTCCGTAAATTCGATTCACCAGCTCTTGCCGGTGGGCAAGCTACATTTGATTGTCCTTGAAAACGACGGGGAATATACTTCCTTGGGTCGTGGGCATCTTCATACGCTCCTACATAAGCATCAAATGGCTCTTCATATTCGGGATCTGCATCGGCATCCTGTTCGGATCCGCCTGGTGAAATGTTATTATACACTTTCTTCTTACTACCAGTGCGTTTGCCTCGTGGAGCAGCTCCTCGATATGAGTTCTTAGTCTTACCTTTTCCCTGCACATTGGCACTAAACACAATGGGTTCAATAGGTACTTCAATGTCATCGCAACATGAGCCTTGTTCTGGCTTCACAGAAAAAGAAGATAATGCTGCATTAAATAATACACAAAATATCAATCCTTTTATCAAAATCTTACGACGCATCCAAAGAGTTCTTGAAATAAATGCCCAATTCCACCAGCTGTCCTGTGACACACCGGCTCGTTGTTGGCATTTTACAATGTCATCAAGCTTAAATTCATATTTCACTTTAACCTCCTTAGGATCAACAAACGGGAAAGCACCATCACCTTCAACTGTCGCTTTGGTCTCACCTTTTACAGGTTCCACTGCAACTTTAATGATGTCATCTAAAGCTTCCTTATTCATAGTCTCATTTTCTGTAGGAGTCATATGAAAGAACATTCTTATCTCTTTCGGGGTAGACTTAATTTCATCCCAACACCAATAGGCCCATGGTTTCACAGTTTTATCCCAAAACTTAAAAACACAATATCCATTATAGCATTGAGGCGGTATTCTTAGACCATCTAGATTAGTCGGAGGATCTTCATAAATCTCTCGACGACACTCTGTATCATGAGCAGTGAACTGATTATCATAATCTCGTTCCCGCAACAAAATAGGATCTTCAACCTCCACAGTAACTGGTTTGAGTTCATCCAAAATTCCCGTTTCCGGAACCTCTGGTTCATCCTCAAAACCCGGAAGAAAAGTTTGAGCTAATTTATCCAATCGCTTCAATTCCTTCTCTGTTAGAGTGATACCTGTGAACGTGCCTAACTGTAAAATAGGAGGAGTCTTCGATTTCTTAATCACAATCTCCTCACTAGAGCTTTCACTCTCCGTGGCATCATCCACTTCAATTTCACGGGGGTCAATAACTTAAAACATGGTTTGCATCTCTGTAAACCTTTGCCAGATACAAAATCGTACCAGGGTGTAATTTCCATAACTCCGTAAAACCTGCTCTTAAATCTTTAAATGCAAAACATGTAGTAGATCTTGGTTTTTTACAAACCACATTAAAAACTCCGGGCGCATGCGTATTCGAATAAATCATCCATCGCGTTTGCTGCCTCTCATCAGTTTCAAAGATCTCATCATCTGTTCTGCCTTCTGACATATTTTCCTTCATACGTCGAAGTTCTCTAAGAGCATCATTTGCCTCATCTTGTCCATCCATATTTTCAGAATGTTTTCTAAACTGAAAGTC